GCTCCCAATCTTCACCTGCGGTGAACGCCTTTGACGAGACGGCAACCTTTCCCGCGGTTACGTCATTGATCTGCGCCGCCGTGGCGGTAATGGCCGTGCCGCCGATCTTGAGGTATCCGCCGGATTCAATATCAATCTCCCCGCCACTCTCCACATCAAGGGAGCCGCCTGACGCCACAACCGCCCGATTCCCGCCTTGCTCCACATAGAACCCGGTCGTGTAGGTATTGTCTGCCGCCCACACGAGGCCCGCAATCAGCAGCAAGAGGGCCGATATGATGGATAGGTATTTTTTCATGTCATTCACTCCTTTTGATTGGCCGGGCATGAAAAACCCGGCCATGTTGTCAACTCTCAGCCGATGGGCGGCCTATCCAGTGGATGTCCCTTGACCAGCGAAATCGAGATCGGGCAAGAGCACGTTCCGGTTCCCGTGATAACTATCTGGAGATAACGCTTCCCGCCGACGTAGCCGAAATGGTAAAGGGTCTCATCCTCATCGGTCGAGTCAATGGTCAGTATCACGCCGCTGGACGGGGTGACGCCAAGGACATCGGCGGCGGCCACGTTTGCGTAGGTGGTGCCGTCATCGCTGTGCTGGAGGGTAAAGGTCAGGTAATTGGAGCCGTCAAGGCCGGAGCCGGCGTCAAGGCCGATGTCAAATACTATTTCCGCCGAATTGAACCCGGCCAGGTCAATATCCGTGATCGTCTGCGTCGCGGACACCACGATGGCGTTGAGGACGGAAACGATGTCGAGGTTGTTGTGCAGGTCTTTCATGGTTTTGCCTCCTATATGGCTATGGGGCAGCGTTCATGCCGCCCCGGTTAAAATCAGGCCGAAATCTTCAGCGCCTTGATCGCCTCGTACATGATCACACCGCCGCCCACGCGCTTGGTGGTGTAGAAGGCCACATAGGGCTTGGCGGAATAGGGATCGCGCAGAACGCGAATGCCGGTCCGGTCAACGATCATGTATCCCCGCTTGAAATTGCCGAAAAACACGGGGTATTTGTTGCCGCCGATGGCATCCACGTTATCGTCAACCTCAATCGGCTTTCCCAGGAGCGTATCCGGGGCGTTTTCGGCCAGGCCGGGCCGCCACAGGTAATTGCCTTCGCCATCCTTCAATTTGCGGATCACGTTGACGGTCGAATCGGCCATCAGCCAAAGGGCTCCGTTGCGATAAACGGACTTCAGGGCGTGCTGGAGGTCAATCAGCTTATCCGGGTTGTTGAGCAGGGAGGCATGACCGCCGGCGATATAGCCGATTTTCCCCCATGAATAGGAGGCATTGGCGACCATCGGATAAGAGGCAATGCCCTTGGGTTTGGAAACGCCATCGCCGGTAATGAAGGCCGCCCCTTCCTCCTCATTGAACTCAATGGAAACTTCGTCTGCGAGCCAGGCCGCGATGTCCACGCGGGAATCATCGAGAAGGGCCTGCGTCGCATAGGGCATTGCGTAAATCTCCTTGGTGTTGATGGCAATTTCCTTGAGGGTCGGGGGCGTGGTCTCGGACCTGCTTCCCATTTCGGCAGTCCATCCAGAAGTCGAACCGCCCTGGTTGACGAGCCTCTTATATTCACTGGTGCCGATTGCCCGGACCGTGCAAATCCTACGCATGGCCGAAACCGTCATCGCCACGCGCTCAATAGCGGCCTCTACTTCTTCGGGAACCGTGAACCCGCCGGCGGTATCGTCGGAACTGTTGGCCGACGCCTGGATTTCGAGAGACTTGATTTCTCCCTCTACGCCCTTACGGAACCACGACTCAAAGGCGGCCTTATATTTCGCCTTGGCCGGGTCAAGGTCCGCCCTCCCGCCGCCGCCCCGGAAGTCAGACCGGGCCACCGTCGTTTCCAGCGTTTCAAGCTGTTTCTTCATTGCGGATATTTGGGAGATCTGCTCATTGACTTTTTCCACCTTTTCGGCAAGCAGCGGGTCCGCATGTCCTTTAGCCTCGATCTGCTTGATTCGGGCATCGTTTTCCGCCTTGAACGTCTCGAAAGCCCTGCCCAGGGATTCGATCATGTCTTTAATTTCTTTCATGGTTCATCATCCTCCTATAAAGGAATATTCTAATGATTTTATGGCAGTTATCAGGCTTTCAGCATCCCACTGATTGCCCCCCGTGTCGTGGCTGCCTCCCGCAGCTCTTGACGCCGCATGTTTTGCAAAAGATCGGCTGCATCCTGCGTCCCGCAGGACCCGCTCGATCTCTCTTTCCGTCATCTCCCTGCCCTCGCGCTGCCCTTCAATCCCTTCCGGGACATTGGCAAACATGGACAGGTCAAAAGCTGCCTTGACAGCCTTGCCGTCAACAATAGAGTCGATAAAGCCCCTATCCATCGCCTCTTTCGCGGTGAACCACGTTTCATTCTTCATCATGTCCCTGAGTTCGCGCTTGCCGACGCTGGAATTGGCCGCGTAAATATCAACCATGTTGCCGCTGATCTTCTCCAGGATGCCCGCGATTTCCCGCAGGTCATATTGATTGCCGGCGGAATAGACCCACGGTTCATGAATCATCATCATGGCGTTCCGGTATGCCTGAACCTCCTTGCCAGCCAGGGCTACGAAGGAGGCAGAAGAGGCGGCAAGGGATTCAATCCTGGTGATTATCTTGGCCTTATGCGATTGCAGGGCGTTAAAGATGCTTATGGCATCAAACACGTCCCCGCCGGGTGAATTGATGCGGACGGTGATTGTCTTTGCGGAAATTCCCGCCAGGGACCGCGCAAACTCACCGGCGTCATTAAAAGGCCAGCCGATCAGGTCATAAATCAGGATTTCCGCGTCATCATCGGAAAGGGCCTCGATCTTGTACCAGTCGGAACGATCAAGGGGCTTGTTCCAATAGCGGGCCGTCGCCTCAGCCGTTCGCTGATTTCGATATTTAAGGTTCATTCCTCTTGACCTCCTTGCTCTGCCGAGCCTGGCTGTCTGACGGTGCTGGTTCTCGTTCTGTATTCATTGCCGCCGTCATAGGGGTTCATGTCTTCAAGTTCCCGGCATTCATTCGGGCTGAGAACTTCAGAGTTGATCATATTCCGATAAAATTCGGCTCGGTCCTTCATGCTGCCGCGCATGAGGGCATTGACGTTAAACTTGAAATAATACCTCTGGCGCTCTTCCTCTGTCAGAATATCCCGACGGAGGGCACTTTCGTAATTGACGTTATCTATCGAAAACATCTGATAAAAAAGCATGAACTGTTCCGCGCTGGCATAGGTAGGTTCCTTGTCCCCGGCGTTGACCAGCATGAGGGGTACGCGGTAGAGACCGCAAATCTGCGCATCGGTGAGCTTCATCTGTTCAATAAATTGGGCGTCAACGAGCTTGATCTCCGGGAAGGTTGCTTTCATGCCCTCATCAATCAACATCATCTCCCAATGCTTTCCGAGTCCTTGGTATTTCTCCGATAGTGCGGCTTTCCTGTTTGCATAAGCTGCGGCGGAAAGCGTAAGAGGATGCTCGAATATGACACCCGGACGCATTCCTTTCCCAAAATATTGAGCCAGGAATTGACGGCTGGCCTGCCGCAGGCCGATAGTCTCACGGGCATATTCGATGGGGTTGACTCCAGAATAGCCGTTAAGGGTCAATCCGCGTAGATGCAGCACTTGTGAACCGTTGAGGTGGCGTATGGAGCCGTCTGGGAATCTTATTTCATAGTCAAGGGAATAGTCGGGGTTTTGGGTGATTGAATGAAGCATTTCCGATGTAATCGGCAATAACTCCCGGATTTGGTCTCTGACCATGACCTTATAGCAAACGAAATTTCCCCGGAGGGAAATGTACGCCTCGGCCATCCCCCAGAAGTCGGGAGCAGACATCCATGAGTTAGGCTGATGCAGGAGCTTCTCATAAAGATAGAAGTTTTCTGCCTTTGCGATTCTGCCATTGTTGCGCTCCATGATATGGCAGGGGATTCTTTGTAGGGTGGCGGCCCGCATCCTCACACAGTTTTGGACCGTTATCAGCCGCATGGCCGTATCGGAAGTGACGGACACGCCCGAGGCAGTAGAGCCACCGCCATAAATGTCCAAAATAAGGCGCTCCAACGTCGATGGTATAGCCGCGTTGGGACGCCCCGCCAAGGCAGAACCTATATTCTTGAAATAATCAATAATTTTCACTTCATAGCCACAACATCACAAAATTAAGGTTGCAATATTTTATGATATTGTGACAGATTGAAGAATTTTATGCTAATCCAAAACGGACAAAAACGGATGCGTTAAGCCTGTTTTTTTATTCGATGGAGGGAGATTCTATCTTTTGGAGGGATTCGCGGGGTATTCTGAGCAGGCCCCCGGCTATTTTTCGCGCCTCCAGTTTCCCGGAGGCGATCCAGCCACGCACAGTTTTTACACTCACGGAATAATGTTTTGCAACCTCATCGGGCCGTAGAAGGGATTTATTGGGCAGATCGCTCATTACGCCTCCTAAAAGCTCATAATCCCCGGTTCATCGGGGACGTGCTGCATCCGCGACGCCGGATTCATCGCCATAAGCGCCACGGCATTGAATAATGCCATGAGAGGGTCGATCTTCCCGGAACCGCTGGCCTGCTTGGTGATCAAAATAGCGTTACCTTTGGGTTCGACGCGTGCATTGCCGACGCACCAAGTCATCATCCGGCTGCCGCAATGAATGATTTCCTTTGCGGCTATCTTCCGCTCGGTCGTTTTGATCGCACCATTGAGCCGCCATCCCTGGGGGATGCCAACGATCCGGCTGGTTTCTATCGCAAAGTCGCCATTTTCATCGCCGCCCTCCAGTTCGTCAATGATCGCACCAATGCCGGATTGATCCACGCCGATCCTGTCCAGGAGGCCCGCCTTCTCGCA